AGAGGTATCTTCGGATCACCAGGAACTGCTTAATTCTTAATTAAGTAATCTAATTTAAAGGGGGCTTCGGCCCCCTTTTTATTTGCATATTATTATTTAAAAGCGTATACTTTACACACTGCATATTTAATTTAGTTAGTATAGACTCGTGCAGTAGACTTTCTCAGGACTATATTAACGGAAAAACGGAGAACAAAATATGGCTAATTCAACTTTTAATGGTCCAGTTAGATCAGAAAACGGTTTTAAAACTGTTTCTAAAAATACAACTACTGGCGTTATTTCAGAACACGGAAAACTAACTACTGCTGACGGCGATCTAGCAAATGCTAAAACAGGCGCTTTACAATTAAACGCTGTTGATACTAACACAGCTTCACTACAAACTTACCAAGCAGTTATTACTATTGCTAACGGNGCAACAACTGGTAAAGAAACAGGCATAGGAATGCCTGCTAATTTCATACCTATGTGTATTATGGTAAATGTAGATACAGCATCTACAAACAATGTTAACTTAGTTGATATTGGGGATGACGGANATACTGATTCTTACACAGACGGAATTGCTGTTGCAGTAAATGCAACTGGTTTTAAAGGTGTATTTGGATGTAATGGTGTTAGAGGTATTACTGGAGTAACTGGTGCAACTACAACTGCTGATGAAGTAGAAGTAGTAGTAAGTGGTGATCCAGGAAGTTCTACAGTTCTGACACTTACATTTGTTGGCATCGTAGCTGCTTAATAAATAATTTTAGAGGGCCTACGGGCCCTCTTAGTTTAGGAGAAAAATATGAGTTCAGATGTATTAGCAATTAAACCTTTAGCCTCTTCAGGAAGAGTACAAGGATTTATAGGAAGTGGTGCTGGAACAGCAACTAACCTAGGTCCAATTAGAATTAAATCTATTCAAGCTCAATCAAGTGCAGCAGATGCAGTTATAATTATTTATGATGGCACCAGCGCAAGTAGCACTAAAATAAAAGCTCAGTTTAAATTTGGATCAGGAGCAAATGAATCTTTTGATCACTACATACCAGGTGATGGTATTAAATTTAATACTGGTGCTTATGTTGCATTAACAAATTGTGATTTTTTTGTAGCATATTATACCGGGTAAGGGGATTAGCTAAATGGCAACTTCCGGTACTAATAACTTTGAAAGTACTTTTGTTTTAGACGAGGTATTTCAAGAGGCCTACGATCGTGTAGGTATTAAAGAAATTACAGGTTATCATTTAACTTCAGCTAGACGTTCTTTAAACATAATGTTGCAAGAATGGGCTAACAGAGGTCTACATCATTGGGAAATAGGTGACACTAGTATTGATTTAGTTGAAGGCCAAGAAGAATATAAATTCTTTAGAAGTGCTGCAGATGGCACAAGTGCTACCACTCTACCTACTAATGGTTTATACGGATTTGAAGATATTTTAGAAGCAACTTTTAGAACAGATAGAACTACTACTACTCAATCTGATTCTGCTATGAATAAAATTAATCGTTCTATTTATTCTGCATTAGCTAACAAATTATCTAAAGGCACACCTAATCAATATTATGTACGTAAGTTTGCAGATTATGTAAGTGTAACTTTTTATCCTACACCGGACGCAACCGCTGCTGCACAAAATGCCCATATATATTTTGTTAAAAGAATCCAAGATGCAGGAGCCTACACTAATGAAGTAGATGTACCTTATCAGTTTGTACCATGCATGGTATCAGGCTTAGCTTATTATCTATCACAAAAATATAATCCACAATTAGTACAACAAACTAAAGCTTTATATGACGAAGAATTACTAAGAGCCTTGACGGAAGATGGCTCTTCAACCAGTACTTTTATAACACCGGCGATTAATTATTATGGCTAATTTTGCAAGAGGTAAAAAAGCATTAGCAATTTCTGATAGAAGTGGCATGGCTTTTCCGTATAATGAAATGCGCACCGAATGGAATGGTGCGTTTGTACACTCTTCTGAGTTTGAAGAAAAACATCCACAACTACAACCACGTGCTAGAATTAATGATCCACAAGGTTTAAAAAATTCTAGACCAGCCAGAACTGAAAACCCAGCACTAAGATTATTAGGTCCTGCTGCGTTTCAAACTAGAGTTGCTGGCTCTGCAGATATAAATGTATTTGAACCTGGCCACGACAGAACTACTGGTGACACAGTTAGGTTTTACGGTAGAACAACTACAGGCACTGGAACTAACCCACCAACTGATACTACTACTTTAGTTAGAAGTTTTGCTTTTCCAGAAGGCTTTGATGGTATTCTTGGAACCAATATTGGTCGCGCTGCAGGTTACACTATTACTCTTGGTTTTAAAGATGCTAGTGGTAATATAGACGCTCTTACTACTACAGATTATTATCATTTTACAGTTGCAACAAACACTGCTACAACTGGAAACATAAAAGGCGGGGGACAGTTTACATCATCTGGTCCTACCACTTTAGCAAGTTAGGATTAATATGGCATTTACATTAGCGACACTAAGAACTGCAATTAGAGATTATACGGAAGTTGATAGTAATGTATTAACCGATTCTATTCTTAGTACTATTATAATAAATGCCGAAGCTCGTATCTTTAGAACGGTAGATGCTGATGCCAACAAGTTTTATGCAACTTCAGAAACTGTTATTGGAATTAGATATGTAACAGTGCCTACTGGCACGCGAATTATTCGGTCTATTCAAATAACTGACCCAACCACTTCTGATCAAGTATATTTAAAACAAGTAGATCAATCGTTTTTAGCAGAATATGCTCCAGATTATGACAATGTTAATGATAGAGGTATTCCAAAATATTACGCACATTGGGATGAAGATAACTGGGTAGTGGCGCCAACGCCAGATGCAGCTTATTCATTAACTATGGCTTACGTAAAACACCCTACAACAATTACTACTTCAGAAGCACAGACTACAGAATTGTCTACTTATACCCCAGATTTATTATTATATGCATGTTTAGTTGAGACGTTTAAATACTTGAAAGGTCCTGAAAATATGCTACAACTATATGAAGCTTCTTATGCAGAAGCCATACAAACGTATGCGGCACAACAACAAGGTCGCAGACGCAGGGACGAATACAGAGATGGTGCAATACGTATCCCTATCCAATCACCATCACCATAAATTTTTAAGGAGACAACAATATGGCAAATATTATACCTACAGCTTTTAAAACAGAGCTTTTATCTGGTACACATAACTTTGCAAATGGCGGAAACAGTTTTAAACTTGCTTTGTATACATCTAATCCATACAGTGCTTCATCTACTGCTTATGCTACTACTAACGAAGTTAGTTCAAGCGGTACAAGTTATCCTGCTGGCGGACAAGCATTAGATAGTCAAGCAGTAGCAGCAACTAGTACAACAGGACATGTTGACTTTGCGGATGAAACTTTTGCATCGGTTACTTTGACAGCAGCTTTTGCAGCTATTTATAATGACACCAACAGTGATAAGCTTTGTTTAGTATTAGATTTTGGCGGTAACAAAACTGCAACTAACGGCGACTTCGTAGTGCAGTTTCCAACTGCTAATGCTTCTGACGCTATTATTAGAATCGCATAGAGGATAGTTTATGGCTTTAGTCTTAAACGACAGAGTAAGAGAAACTAGTACAACTACTGGCACGGGAGCAATGGCTCTTGGTGGTGCAGTTGTTGGGTTTCAAACTTTTGCTGCAGGTGTTGGTAACTCCAATACTTGTTACTATGCTATTAGCTTACGAGGTGGTGCAGAATTTGAAACTGGTCTTGGTACACTAGATGGTGACAGTTCTGATCTTACTCGTACAACAGTTTTTCAAAGTTCTAACAGTGATAGTGCGGTTGACTTTTCTGCTGGTACTAAAGATGTTTTTGTAACACTACCGGCTAGTAAAGCAGTATTTGAAGATGCCACTACAGACAATGTAACTCTAACTGCTGATTTATCAGTTGGTGATGATCTTACTGTTAATGGNGGTGTTATAGATGTTAAAAATACAGGTGCACAATCAGTTGTAAGATTTTATTGTGAGTCAAGTAACGCTCACTATGCAGAGATAAAAGCACCGGCTCACTCTGCTTTTTCCGGTAACGTTAGTTTAACTTTACCTGCTGTAACTGACACATTAGTCGGTTTAGCAGCAACACAGACATTAACCAATAAAACATTAACTACTCCAGTATTAACAACACCGATTGCTAACGCGGGTGTACAATTAAAAAATGGTGCAACTTCAGCAGGTTTCTTAGAATTCTTTGAAGATAGTGATAACGGTACTAATAAAGTAACTTTGATTGGACCCGCTTCAACTGCCGACGTAACCATTGTATTACCGGCTGCAGCTGACACCTTAATTGGTAAAGCAACAACAGACACATTAACTAATAAATCACTAGACTCTGATAACAACACAATTACTAATTTAGTCAATGCTGACATTAAAGCTAGTGCTGCAATTGCCTTTAGTAAAATGGAAAATTTAACAGCATCAAGAGCCCTGGTTTCTGACGGCAATGGTGACGTTTCAGTAAGTGCTGTAACTAGCACCGAAGTTGGATATTTAGATGGCGTAACATCAGCCATACAGACACAAATAAACACTAAAACAACAGCAGGATTTGCGGTTGCGATGGCAATCGCACTGTGATATAAGGAGATATTATGGCACAAGATTTTGAATCAACCGGTATAGTAATTACCAACTCTGAGACAACCTATTAACGGCTAACTCAGATGATGCTATTGTCGGACTTAGACTAGCAAACGTTTTAACAACTGCAGTTACGATTGATGTTTACATTGATCTTAATGGCGCC